ATATGATTCTGAAAATGATTTTATTTTAAAAGAATCTGAATATATGGAAATAGCTGAATATATCAGAACTTTGCTTAATATTCATCCAAAAGTAGAGAAAGCAAAGGGGAAGACAGCTAAAAAATGGATGATAGATGAAGATAGAATAAATATGGCTCAAAAAGAAGATAAAAATAATTCAATTCTTCTTCCACTTGTTTCAGCTTGTATTAATCATCCAGGTTTTAAGTATAAATTACAGGAACTTAGAGAAGTCGGAATCTATGAATTTATGGATTCTGTACAGAGATTACAGATATATGAATCTACAAGAGCTTTGATCGGAGGAAGTTATTCTGGATTTGCTGATATGTCTAAAGTTCCAAAAGAGCAATTTAATTTTATGCGTGAATTACATACATAAATTTAGTAACTTGAGCGGTTTATATCGCTCTTTTTTAATACAAAAATTTAAAAATAGGAGGAAATTATTATGGCTTTTAAATTAGGCGATGTAATTATTGACCGTTTACAGTTTGGTTACGGTGCAAAATCTAATGGTACACCATTATATGCTTTAACTCAGTTATCAGAAATGAGTATTGAAGTAACTGCTGATACTTCTGATATCAAAGATAAAGATGGAAATCTTGTATATAGAAAGTACAATGGTAAAACGGCAGAAGTGAATGGTACAAACACATTCGTAAACTTGGCAGTTATTGAAACTCTTTCTGCAACAGATGCAGAAATTGCAACTGATTCACATACAATTAAGATGCCTTATATCACAACGGTAAAAGCAGGAGAAACACTTGATATTACAGGTTATGTAAAAGATACAATTGTTGTCAATGCTCTTTATAATGGTGCTATGGGACAGGAATATAAACTTGGTTCTCAGGCTTCTGAAAGTGAATTTGCTATTAAACATACTGACGCAGTAAGCACTCCTGGACAGGATGATTATGTAGCTGCAAGTGATGTGCTTACACCACCAACAGATACTAATGAAGTTGAATATGTTGTTAAATATACAAAAGAGGTTAAATCAGGTACTAAGATTGTAAACTCTGCTGATAAATTCCCTAAAGCTCATGAATTGTACTTTAAAGCTCTTGCAGTTGATCCATGTGATAAAGAGAATTTCAAAGCAGTAATTATTCGTATTCCTTCTTTTATTCCAAGTCCAGAATTTACACTCGCACTTCAGGGTGGTGATTCTCAGACAATGGATTATAAAGGTGCTATCTTGGCAGATACATGTTCTGCTGACAAAGTTCTCTTTGAAGTATATTTTATTGACGAAGATGAGACTGCGTAATTTATTTATGAATTATGAATCAAAGGACGGTATTTTTATACCGTCCTATTATTTAAGGAGAAATAAATGGATGCAAAATTAAGAACTTGTTCTGTCTGTCGTAAAACATATAAATATTGTCTTAAATGTCGTGAATATGAATATTTGCCAACATGGATGTTTGCATTTTGTAGTGAAAACTGTAAAGACATTTATAACATTACTTCTGATTATGAAGATAAACGTGTTACAGCAGACGAAGCAAAAAAGCAATTGGATAAACTTGATTTATCAAGGATTAGTAATTTTGGTACAAGTTATCAAAATACAATCAATGATATTAATAAAAAAAGTACATCAGTCAAGATTGCTAAATCTATTAAAAAGGATGAACAACCTAAAAATGGTGTAGAAAATAATTATTTTAAAAAAGCAAAAACTCAAAAAGTTAAAAGCGATAACGATGTTGAATAGTGATTTTGAAAATTTTAATAGGGAACATAATTACTATTTAAATGGTTATTTTGTTCCCTATTTTTTACGTTATATTTGAAAAAGGAATGAAAGGAAAATGGTTAAAACAAATTTAAAAAATGTAAGAGATTATTTGCCACATGAAGTTGTTAGGATCGTCAATCCAAAGCAATATATTCTCTATATAAAGAATGGAGTATTTCCTATTGATGTGTATCCTAGTATAGATGAAAAAACTAATAAGGATATATTGGCAATGGTATTTCTTAAAGAAGATACAATCGAAGTATATAAAAAGTGGTGTAATTATGAACTTAATTGACAAACAAATAGAACCAGAAATAAATCCTGACGGCTGGTGGTGTCAATGTCCTAACTGTTGGACAGAAGTGTATCCAAGACAGAATAAATGTCGAATTTGTGGACAATTATTAGATTGGTCTTGGTTAAAAGAAAAGGATGGTGAAAATTATGTTGAATTGGAAAGTAAGATTTAACAAAAAAAATATTTTATTTATTACACAGGTAATTGTATCTGTGGTAATTCCTGTACTGACATATTTTGGGTTACAAGCAAGTGATCTTACTACTTGGTCAAAAGTATGGGAAACGTTTATGCAAGCAATTAGCAATCCTTATGTTGTAGTAATGGCAATTGTATCATTGTTTAATGCAGTTACAGATCCAACAACAAAAGGAATTAGTGATTCTACTTCTGCACTATCTTATACCCAGCCTAAATAGAACTGAGGTAGTGCAATGGACACAATTAAACAATTAACAGAATTAGATTATAAAGCACTTATTATTGGTATTTCAATAGTGATTGGGGCATTTAAAATTGCATACACTTCTTACTCTTTGATTATATCTAAGTTTGGATTAGAAACAAAAAAGATGCGACAAAAACGAGAAGATCATGAGTTATTAATTGCTACCGCTAAAAATTTAGAACTTCTACAAAACAAACAAAATGAGGACGTAAGACAATCCATTGTACATAATAAAAGA